TCCTGTTACTGTGAATGATATTGCAGTATTTTATGGCACCGATGGCACCCTCAAAGATGGCGCTACGATTGCTAGAAATCCAGGTAGTATTCAAGCTGGTGATGATGCTGTAGAAGGTGGTTTTATCTCTTATCCAACAACAACCGCAAGCGGCCATATGGTTATTCAAGCAGTTGATTGCAACAATGGTGATTTTACAGCAACCATTCAAAACTTTGATGATTTAGACCAATCGACCGTTTACACATTAGGGGACGCGGCATCTGCAACTCAAACCATTCTGACATCAAGTGTGGCTAATGTTGGTGATATTGCCGCGTTAAAGACCTATGATATTACTTTTACGCATACTGATTTGGCAGGCGCCCTAGCCGTAGGAATTGTTCAGGGTGGCGGCTATAGGGTGCGGAATATGTGGTTAAATTCTGGAGGTACAAACTTCTCTGGGGGCGGTGGCAATAGACTCCTTCAAGTATCTGATGGAACGGGTGTTTACACGGTTATTCCAGCTGCAATTCTTCAAGCTGCGGTTAATCTTGGCTGGGGTACGGCAACTAATATGCCATATCCGGCTTCTGTTGCTATTAATAGGCAAACGACCGGCACATTGTTCATTGCTTACTCTGGCGGCACTACAGACTATACGGCAGGGAGTTTAACTTTGACGCTCTTACTTGAAAAGGTGGCCTAAATGGCGGTTTTGCAGGTAAAGCCATTAAGTCCTGCGTCAACAATAGGGCTAGTAGGTGTAGATCCATCTTGGGTCTACATTAAAACTAATGATACGGAAATAGCAGTTACAACTGCCGGATATTTAAACGAGCATTCAGATGCTTCTTTTAATGAGTATCAGATGGCTTTACTCTATACAACTGATAAGAAAACTTCCATCTATGGGATTACGGTAGATGTTTCTGGAACTATTACCTTAACCCAAGATGGTGTTCCCGGTACCGTTGTAGGCCTTCCCGTTGTAGTTGATGATATTGTGACGTTTGCCAATACAGATGGAGCTTTAAAAGATGGCTCTATCATTGCTCGTGCCATCGGATTTGTGCAGTCAGGTACAAGAGATAGTCAGGGTGGGTTCATTGCTTTTTCTGGTGAGGGCGATGTTGGCACGACCATTTATGCGTCGCGTCCTAGCAGGAAGGATTCTGCTGTTATAATTAGCAACGATTATCACAATGCTGGAACATCAATTTTGTTTCCAGACAGTGGTGTGGCTGAAAGCTATGTAATTTTATCTGATAGTCTAGATACGCAATATATTAATACTGGCAATGTAGAGATAACCCAAGGTGACTTAACAGTCCGCAATGGTGAAGTTAATTTAATTAATGGAAATTTGACCGTTGGATTTATTACCTTGCATAGCAATGATGGTGTGATTTCGATGTTTCCGGGCGTCTTTGATGCGGGGAAATTAGATATTATAGCAACTGCAAATGATGCTTCTGATGTAACAGTTCTAATTACCAATCGAAGTCATGCTGCTTCAACAGTTGTTAGAATTCCTGATAGCGGGGCTACTTTTAGTGATTTTATTCTGTCGGAGGCGCCTGGCGACCAATTCATTAATAGTGGTGGGCTTTCTGTAAGTGGAGGCGATATTTCAACTGGCAGCAGCGGAATAGCGGGTTCCATCTTCATTTATCCATCAGCTGCTCTGTCTGGCTCTTTCAGATTGCTTTGCTCTGATGCTGCTGGGAATTATAGAAGCACTCTTACAACTTTCCCTAATATAGGCCAATCCACAACTTATACACTGGGCAATGCTGCAACAGCAACTCAAAGCGTTCTTGTAAGTTCAGCAACTAATGTTGGTAATTCGGCAGCATTAATTTCTGTAGATCAAGTAATAACTTTCTCAGAATTAGCATCTGGGGGTGTTTTTGATATTACTTCAGGGGCCGGCTATCGAATCAGAGCCATTCAACTGAATAAAGTTGGAACAAACTTCTCAGGAGGAGGAGGGGATAGAAACATTCAGATTACTGACGGAACGACAGTTTACTCCATTATTCCAGCTGCAACCGCACAATCTTTAACTAATGCCGTATGGGGTGCAACTGCATTACCACTCCCTGCAACAGCATCAATTAATACCCAAACCGTTGCAGCCTTGAAAGTTGCTTATTCTGGAGGGAGCGCCGATTATACTGCCGGCTCTATGACTATAACTTTCCAATTGCAAAAGGTGACCTAATGGAAGGTGTAGACTTTAATGCCTTACTTGCCAATGGCGGCGTTCCTGCCGCCTTGGTAGTTGTCGCCTGGTTCTTAAAGAGCGCTGTTTCCATTGGCGCTAAGACTTATTCCGCCTATGTGCAGTACACAGAAAAGACTATAGCCGCACTTGATAAGATAAGTGATTCAGTTAAGAATCAAGAAGCAACGCAAGAAAAGACCTCTCAGCAGATGTGCTCTAAGTTAGATGACTTGTCGCAGAAAATAAATTATAATTTCATCTTAACCGGCGCTCAGAGTAAAAATCCTCCTAATGTTCCAATTTAGCAAAGATTCAATCAATAAATTAAACGAAATCCATCCCGATTTAAAAAAAGTAATTATGCGCGCACTGGAAATAAGTAAAATGGATTTTCATGTGAGAGAGGGCTTGCGTACCGCAAAGCAGCAAAAGATTTACTTTGATAAGGGCGTTAGCAAAACACTCCATAGCCGTCATTTAACAGGGCATGCAGTTGACTTAAATCCTGTTATTGAAGGTCATCAGATATTGGATAGCAAAATCCCAGCTGTCTATTTTGATATGATAACTAATGCCGTGAAAAAAGCAGCAGAAGAATTACACATACCCATAATATGGGGTGGGGATTTTCCGGAGTTATATGGGACAAAGTTTTCGGACAAATATCACTTTGAACTAGATAAAAAAGCTTATCCATAATTATGCCTTCTCTGTAAACTTATACGTTCCCTCTCGAAACTGGTTAGTCTTTTTTATTGCATTCTCACACCCCCATCCAATAATTACATTATGCTGAATGCTGAGAAGATAATTTATTTTATTTATTTGCGCAGAACTCAATCGGGATTTTTTAGTACGTTTCATTTCCACCCACAAAAGCCATTCTGGAATAAATAAATCTGGATAGCCGGCGCGAACCCCTTCTTTCTTTAATTTTGTAGCCGTAGACCAATGTCGGACCCCACCATTTGGAATAGCCAATATTTCTACACCAGAAAACTTTGTGAATTGCAATTCAAACCACTCAACATAGGCCGCCTGCTCTTCATGCTCAGTTGGGATTATCTCCACATCATTATCCTTAAATAGGTAATAATATGGCCTATAAATCCACTTTATGCAAATAATTTATTACATTTGCGATATTTCAGACAAAATTAAATCTCTTTGTTTTGAGATATTAATGCGACGATATAAACAGCAAGTCCAAGAAGAGTGAGCGCGCCTAAAAGGATCATATAATTCCTATTCTGGTGGTTGATTATTGCACGACCAATATTTTTTGACAGTGCCATCAGGATATTCTAATACCTGATAAATACCGCAATTATTTTTTGATATTAATTCGACATAATTTCTATTGCGCTCTTCCATAGTGTCATTGTGACAAGCCCTTAAAATAAGCGCAATTAGCATGGCTGACATAAATATTATACTATATTTTAATACAAAATTCATTTGTAACTCCTAGTTGAAATTTGGATCTAACCCAGACAAAGCCCTGTATCTTATCTTCTCATCTTCCCACGAATCAATCATCCCCCACAACTCTTTATCTTCATCCCCATGCAAATTAAGAACCCTATATTCTATTTCTCCACCTTCTGGAGGATAAGAATCATCGACGCTAAACCCAATTCTACCAGGAATGTAAACAGCCCAACTTAGAACCGCTATCTCACACAAAGTTCCACGTAGAACATACTTGAATCGATGCAAAATAGGACGCCCATCTATATGCCAATAGCGAGCCCACTCTTGCTGCCAAACTGATTGACCATCATCATCCGATGGATAGCAATAATCATTTTCACTTTTACTCATTTTCAATTTCCTTTCTTGTTAATGACAAAGAAAATATAGTATGAATAACAGGATTTGTCAATGACATTTGTTAAAATATTTTAACTTTCATCGTTCTCCAGAAAAGAAAAGTATATTTTATAAACCAATGATTTTAATTCTTTGACAAAAGTTTCATTAGACCATCCTTGGTCATAGCAGTGTGCAAGGACAATTGGAGCCAATATTTTAACAAGCTCTTCTTTTGTCGCTGTGCTTAAAATCATCAGCTAGAAAGGTATTTTATCATTAAATGATTTATCCACAGATGCTACTTTTAGAACCTCTTTAGCATCCAAAACATTATTAATGTTATTGTATTTACCGTTAATTACGACTTCAATTAGAGCTTTGCCGCCTATAAATTGCTTATAATTGGTTTCAGTCTTCATATCTAAAGCTCGCTTTATCTTGTTAAGATTAACTTTAGCCATATTATGGGCCCCATCATTTTTACCGCAATAATAAAGACGTTGTTGAATTGTGTATTGCTCTTCATCTGTCGCAACCATCCATTTTATAAGGGTATATTCTGCGCCCATAGGCTCAATTTCATCTGAGACCTCAGTAATAGTAGCCAAGTAATTTCCTGGCTCTAAAAGAGCTTTCTCTACGGGCTCTTCATATTCACCTGCCCAATCATTAACTGTCATTCTATTCTCCTATCTTTAATAACTCAGTAAATTTATCATCCATTCGTGGGGACACAGGGACCGCGTCTCTTAACGCACCGGAGCGCAATTCTTCCCATTTCTCAGCACCAACTTCTTTAGAAATTATACCATTATTTATCTCTTCGTATAATTCTAATGCTTTTTCTCTAAAACCTTCAAATAAATCGATAGGTTTATCCTCTCCTTGATTTAACCATTCCAGCAATTTAAGGGCTATTTCACTGGTAAAAGCTTCAGGAACATCTGGATTGTCAAACATTTTAGTTCTATCTTTAGAGCAAATAAAATTATGATTTTGGTCTAAACTAAATAAGGTGGTGAATTCATATTCCATTCCTTCACGCTGGACAGCCTCTACACCCACCTTTTGTGGGCGCATTTTACCATTAACCTGAATCATATCATAAGCTGTCTTAGCCCTTAATGTCGCAATAACATGGCATTTAGAATTCAGGATAGTTTCAATTAACTTATTATGTTCGGGTGTTATTTTATTCCAGGCTGTATAACTATTACCACTATTAGATGATTTGGTTATATTACTAACCATATCTAAACAACCCCCCACTCCAGACCATTCGTGGGTTAATGAGTCTATAACGATGACATCATACCCAGAATTTTCTATTAATTTCATGGCTTCGATGTATCTTTTAGGCTCAAATGGAGCTCCAAGTGAAATAGTATCGTATTCTTTAAATTGGTCGGCATATAAAGAAGCACTCCCTGCCTCAGTATCAATAATGCATACCTTTTCACCTAATTCACATGCCAATAACAAAGAGCTGTAGGTTTTGCCAGAGCCAGCGGCCCCCATAATGCCGAGTCTTAATTTCTGTTTTCTTTTAATCGCACGTTCTATTTTCATCATTTTCTTCCTTTTGTTTAAAAACATCTTTAACCAATACTAGATCGTCTTTTTTAATTTCCACCCCATCATCAGCCGCTTTTTTAATGTCACTTAATATATCGTCAATAATTGAAACAGTACCGTTATTCATTGTAAAAATGCTTGTTCCATTTAGCCGTGATTTCCTTTTAAAAAGATTGAATAATTTAGAAAAAAAAGAGTCATTCCCGTTACAGGAATTTGGCATCTCTCTATGTGCATAATGAAATTTTATAGAAGGAATGTTGTTTATTTTCTCCATATTTTCTTTTTTATTATATAAATATTTAATACAATCAGCACATAGATGGGATGGACATGATTCAAAGCGCGGAACTATTTTAAGAGCATCCTCAATAATTACCGCTCCAGCAACTGGATAAAATAATCCAATTCCATTTTCGATAATTATTGCTTCATCGCAAATATCACATGTAATTAGATGCATATCTCTTCCTCTTTTTTTTCAAATTCATATGATTCTACTCCGCAGATATCTTTGACGGCATCCAACACGAAAGTTATCTGCTGTAAATTTAAATCATTTTCAAATCTAACAGTATAAATCCTTCCTTTACAAGAATCCTCTATTAACACAGAACCTAAATATGAATTATGCTCACCATTAATATGATACAGCTCACTGGTTTCTTTTAGATATTGGAATTTATTCAATTACCATTTCCTTGTAATTCTATTGACAATTCTATCTTTCCATCTTGTCAATTTATTGCCGGCTGATTTTACTTTAAATGAGGCCTGCCTCTTTTCTAATTCCTTAATGCGGCGAGAAAGTTCTCCAATGTCAGTTAATCTCTTTTCATTTATTATTCTGGCATTCCCTATAATACCTTGATACATAGATTCTAAAACTTCCACAGAGAATCCCAACCCTTTTCTAATGCCGTTGTTTTCTTCATCATTATTACTCATTTTCAGAATCCGCTTGGTTTAATTTTTCTATTTCATCTTTCAAAAAATTTAGATTAATTCTACTAATAGCAGCAAGTTTATCAAGTTCATCTATTTTATTTATTATCTTTTCATATTTGCCATAACTATTATTCATTTCATCTCTATCCTTTTCGTTGTTACTAACTCTACACCATCAATTATAACACCATTTTTTATAGCATTCTTTAGTTTAAGCTTATTAGGCGTTACGATTGTTTTAACTTTAACGTATTCATCTGGTATCTTATCTACCTCACAATGAATAGCTACAGAACTTGGATTGTTTTTCACATAAATGGTAAATTCTGAGCATTCCAATCTATCAATATTAGCATTTGATAATTTATCTAATAAATAACCTTTAAATCTATCGAGTTTATCTCTTAAGCGCATTCTTTTTTCACGCATTAACTCTTCTTTTTTGCGCATTTCAAGCTCGTAAGTTTGCATGGCATTCAATTGGGCTTCTATATTTTTGCAATATGAACCAAGATTTTGCGCTACATCGCCTGCAAGCCCATCTAATGTGTCTTTTAATACGTGAGACTCTAAATCTTCTATGGCTTGTAATAGGCCGAATTGTTCTAAAAACTCATCAGTTACTTCGTAGATGTTAATCATTAAATATCCCATCCCTTCATATCATTCATCATATAATTTACCTCCTTTTTCTATATATTCACGAATACCTGCTTCAGATAAAGCATTTTTTATGCACAGATCATATAGCGCCCGCGGTAACATACGACAATTATTGGGATTAAGTTCTTTCATTAATATCCCAATTTTTAAATTCCTAAGCTTATCTAAAGACCATTTTACACAATCCACGCATATTTTATATTTGGTTTCCGCAAGAGATAATCCAGGAGCTTCTTTGGATACTCTGTCACAAATATGACAATTCCATTCAATTTCATTTAATCCAATCATGCTAAACCCCATCCATTCTCATTATATCCAATGACATTACCTCACCATCAGCACATAAAAAGCTTTGAACTTTTGGTTTCCCAAAGAATGATATCGCGCCATTTTTTCTCGTATAGGTCATATTACAAAATCTAGTATCAGCCCCTGTAAAGTCAGCGCAGCGTATATCAGCCCTAACAAATGATGCGGTTCTTAATATAGCGCCTTTAAAGTTAACGCCAAAGCAACTAGCATCTAGAAACTTGGCGCCAATTAGATTAGCATCTTGCAAGTCTAAGCCGTCAAGCTTAGCGCATCTTAAATCAACATCTTTTAGATTAGCGCCTTTCAACGATATATTGTTAACAGCGCAATGCTCTAGCACTTCACCTAATGATTGCTTTCTCCCATCGATTGGATTATAATTTGCACGATTTGATTTTTTATTTCGTCCCTTTAGTTCGCTCGCTAAGGGGACAGCTTCCAACAAATTCATTTATTTGCTCTCCCCGGTATGAGTTCTAGTGCGCCCGTCTATGAAGGCCCTTAGTGAACCGAGCTTGTAAAATACCTTGCGGCCAGATTTCGTGTACGGTAAACCGTACCGCCCTGTCGTTCTCCAGCTTTGCAAAGCGTGCTCAGACAATCGTAGAAATGCGGCAGCTTCGCGCTGATCCAGCAACGCCGAATCTGGCATTGATTCATAGTGCTGATCAACTACATTTGTTTTAATACTAATGGTCATTGATATATCTCCTGTTTGTAATATACGCCTCAAGATTGCTGCGTATTGAAGGAAAAAATATCAGGTCATTTTCCCTAGGGATTTCCCTGAGGGAATTGGGAAATTGCAAAAATAGTAGTAACCGGTTTATTTTGCATACAATATGATCAAAAATATGCGCAAGAAAAGGCGGCATTCTAGTAAATTCCCCGCATGCCTTGCATTTACTTACATATATCGGATGCTCCCCGTTATCATCATGCACGACCATTACTTGTATATTCTCAGGAATATAGCAGCACTCTTCTGTCATCTCATTCTCCTATCTGGCACGGCGAGTTAGATTAATTAAAGCTAACATTTTCTTTTGCACTCCACGCGGAATGCAAGCCCCTAATAAATTTATCTAGCTTTTTACTAAAATCCTCATCATTCAAAGTTTCATGATTTAGCTCTTTCAATCTCATGGCCAGCATCGCGCATACATACCAAGGTATCTTACCGTCACAATCAGAATGACGTAAAAGAGCATGAATCACATCGGGTTTAAAAGCGCCCCATTCTAAAGGGCAAATACGCTTTATGTCATCCGGTAAATCACGCTGAATGTCTTCATTATATATTCCTTCCATCAATAAATAAGGTATCCCAATTAATGCCGCTAGCTTTATTCTAAAACTCCTAAAGGAAGAATAAGAGCCATCCCAGCATTCGTGACTACAATTTAAACCCATTTCCTTCTCCTATCTGGTGGGGCGAGTTAGATTCGAACTAACGAAGGCAGAGCCAACAGATTTACAGTCTGCCACCTTTAACCACTTGGATATCGCCCCTATTATTTTCTTACTGATTTTATAAATTTGCGGAGTTCTTTTCCTATTGAGTCTTTACAATAAGTGCATAGCTGAACCATGTTGCCATCACCAGTTAAGTGAAAATCGTGGTCAAGATAAACATACTCCTGGTTTTTTTTGTTAGCCAAGGGGACTTCGCAAAAGTCACAAAAAGTTTTCTGCATTTATCGCCCCCAATCTAACACAACCTTACTATCTTCATCATCCACAAAAAACTGAATAGACTTAATCTTATTATCTTCAGTCTCAGCAATCACGAATTTATTTTTTAATAATTCGATATGGGCGCATTTTGATTTTTGTAAAATCCGCATTATTTGCAGAAACAAGACGCCAACTTTTTTAGTATGTTCCGCCAAATCTACTTCAGAAGCTTGGTGGCCCATCTCAATATACACTTCCTCACTCATCTGATACGTACCCTTATTATCACCGCCAAAATCAAACTCCAGGTGTAAGCCACCCGATAATTCTTTCTCAGGCATTTGAATCAATCCAAAGTAAACATTTTTAATTTGACCAATCAATTTCATTTTTAACTCCTAATATTGATCTTTTGCTCGTTTATTCCATAATTCTATGACAAAATCCCTTCCATGAACACATCTTGTCTTCACCAGGCAGTTACCGCACCTTACGATATAATCATTACTATCACAATCAATAATAATTATCAGGCTGCTTCCGCAAAAAGGACAGTCTTTTAACTTCTCTTCTTTATACTTAACAACCCAATCATTGGCTGTTATAGCAATATCATATAATTGAGCGATGCAATTAGTCCATTCATAACGCCCTTCATTATAATGAGCCTGCTGCAAAAAATAACCTTTTGTATAATTATGCTGCGCCTCACAAAAGCTATAAAGCCAGAAAGGAACAGACTCTCTATAAATATATTCCGCATTATCATCTTCTTTTAATTGTTTGCATGCCTCTATAAAATTCATTTAGAACCCCTTTCTTTTAAAGAATCGCGCAAATTAAATAATATCTCAGTTATTTCTATCATTATTTCTTGAGTTTCATCTGAAACAACAGCCAATCTTTTGACGGCAAACCCTAATGTCTTTATACTAAACATTAATTCATCATTCATCATTCATCAAAATTTTCTCCATAATAAATACACGCTCCTATAAAATTCATTAATTACCCATCAATCTTAATATTCAAAAAATCTTGTTTTGCTCTATTCTTTAATTCCTCATAGAAATGAATCATTGCGCTGCCTATTTGATCTACAGGAGTTTGATAACCAATCATTTTTTCATCACCATAAGTTTTAAAATCTCTGATATCCCCAATCAATATTCCTGTATATGCTGAGACAATAGCCGCTTCTTCTTTAGTCATTCCAACTCCATAATTAAAACCGCTTCTTTAACCACTAGCGGCAAAGTGGGTGGTTTGTTACCTAACTCCAAGTAACAAACTAGCGATGCACAGGGCAGTGCGAATTAGACAGCATTAGAATCGTTGTTTAACTCACCATGGATGAAATGGTTATCTAATGCTGTAATTGAAGTATACCATGTTAACGAAAAATGTCAACGATTTTTGTAAAAAAATATTGATTATTTGTAAGTTATGGATTATACTTTATTTTATCGATAGGAGAATAATAAATGAGATTTGATTTTGCGACAGAAAAAAGTATATTAAGCGAATACAGTGTTCAATATATATCTTTAAAAGTGGGAGTGAGTTTACATTATGTCAGAAGATTTTTAGCGTCCAGTACAAATACTACCTTTAAATTATGTATTTTAGAAAAATTATGTAATTTTGCTAGGGATATAGAACAAAACCCTGAGGCTTATGCTGAGGGCAAACGTAGATAGGGATAAAAAATGGCTACATCTCTGCCATATTCACATGAAGCAGAGTGGGCGGTTTTGGGATCACTTTTACTAAACAATCATTGTTATAAAGATATAGCGTCTATTATTACGGCTTCGGATTTTGATAATGTTCTAAACAGAAAAACATTCGAAGCCATTGAGACCTTATTGTCTAACAATAATGCAGTAGATGCGATCTTATTAACGGAACACTTTAAAGACGACGCATCCTTTGGAAGAACCCATTTCTTTGATTTAATGCGCCTTACAGTATCCGTTAATAATGTTATTCTCTACGCAGAAATAATCCGTGATAAATCGCTGTTAAGACAACTCTATGATGCAGCCAAGATTGCGGAAAATACCACACTAGAAGCCCATACATCCCCTCAGCAAGTCATTACCAATCTAAGTAATACACTAGACGCTATCCAAGCAAGATTATCCGTTAGAGACGATGAATGGCTAATAGATGCCAAAGAATGCTTAACCGAACCATCGCCCCAACACTGGCTTGTAAAACATTGGCTCCCCCAACGCTCCCTTTGTATGCTAGAGGCCAAACCGGGTGCCGGTAAATCATTTCTAGCGCTTGATTGGGCCCTAAGGATTGCCACAGGAACGCCTTTCTGGCTTACTCACCCCGTTAAGAAAGGCATTGTAGTCTATCTAGCTGGAGAAGGGCATTATGGCCTTAGACGCCGCGTTAAAGCCTGGTGTCAGCACAACAAAAAAGAGCCCGAAAACCTTTATCTATCCAAAAGTGGCTGCCATCTCGATACAGAGGAAGGTTATCAAAAAGTATTGTCAACAATTAAAAAAAAATCAATCATTCCTTCCCTTATTATAGTTGATACCCTTCATCGTTTCTTAGCAGGCCATGTTAATGACTCCCAAGATGCCGGTAAAATGATAACAGCCTGTGATAAATTAAAGCAGGAATTTGATGCAACCATCCTTCTTATTCACCATGTTGGCCATAATTCAGACCATAAACATCGCGGTGTCGGCTCTATCTTTTGGGGAGCTTCCCTCGATATCGATATGAATCTTGAAAAAATAGATGATAAATTAAAGCTCACTCAACCCAAACCTAAGGACTGCCAAGAAGCAATTCCATTACTATTAGAATTAAAACAAATTACTATAGGAGATTGGTTTGATGATGAAAATGAGCCGGTCACAAGCGCCATTATTGTGCAAGCTGAGCCAACTGTAGAGCAAAAAGAAGACAGTGTCATGCTAATAAATCATCAAAAAATGTTCGTTTTGGCATGGGAATTTTCAGGAGGTAATATCAATAATGACCAAAAACCGTACATTTCTTACAGAGATTTTCATGATTTCTTAGTTAATGAGCGCGGTTTTTCTCCAAAATCTGCTCAACAATCACTCAAGAATTCGGACTTAAAAAGAACAGTTGGCTTTCTTTTGGTCAACAAAATGGTCACAATCTTCGGTGATGGCTGGGCAATTTCTAATCAGCAGTGGCTAAATAATATACTGAAATAGGTCTGTGGTCAAATAATCTACATTCTGGTACATGCGGTACATGTCTGGTACATGTTTTTTTTCGAAAAAGATGTACCAGATCGCACTTTTTTTAACCTCGTTTTGTATTAAAAATATCAATCGACCGATTGTTTAATTATTATTGTTTATAATTTAATCTAAAACTGTACCTTTCTTGGTCTTTTTGGTACACTTTTTGCCCAGCTCGTGGCTGTGCTCGCAAGTTACTAACCCCAGTATACCCTTACGGGTATACTAGGGGGGTTAGTATACCCTTACGGCCTGCGCTTGGCACTAAGGTGCAGCGCGCCGACGGGATACCCTAGCGACGCGACAGCCTCAACGCTAGCTCCCCCCAATCATTGTGTACGGTACATGTGTATTTTGTGAGCATGTACCGCTGCAAGAGCTAAGTTGAAAAAATAAACAATTTGCTTTAGGCTGAAAACTTGATTTGAGAAATGAAACTTCAGGAGGAAATTATGAGACGGATTGTAAATACACGCGAATCGATTTTAGAAATTATAGAGGCAAGGAAGCATTATCAGCCTAAAGCAGCTGGGTATGTACGGATGGGTACTCAAACGAGTCTCTACAACCCTGAAAATGGCTTTAAATACACATTTGGGGTGATATTAAAAGGTGCTTTCTGGGAGAGCGAAGAGAATGCTCAAGAATTGAGCGATTATAAGTTCATAAGAATTATCGATCACCACGCTGAGATTTATTTTACTATATATGGAAAGGATTTGCATGTCTTAGTTTGGAGTTTTATCAATAATTCGTTTATGATTACAGATATGTACAAAAAAGTCGTAAAGGAATTAAATGGGCAGTTAAAGGCCTGTTTCGACATTTTCGTGATATTACAAAACGACTTTGATAAATACTCGAAATCTAGTAGGAAAAATAGATTAAGTAGGCGCGTTAGGGCTTGAAATAATTTTAAAAGAGGCTATACTTAAAATGCTTTCTTGTTAATGAGTTACTTGCTGCCCCTACGTTGGTTTACTTCCTTTCTCAGCGTAAGGGCAGTATTTTTAATCATCCCTTTCAACAGACTCTACTTTAGCAGTTTGGGCGTTTATATAAAGCGATTTTTCTTTACCTAAAAGACTGCCTATTCTTTTGATTTTTTCATCTAATATTTTGCGGCGCCGTTTTTGAGTAAGCTTAAATGTTTCATCTTTTTCATCTTCATCGAAAAATCGCTCCAATTCTTTTTCTGATAAAAATATTTTAGCAATCTCAGCAATGCATTCTTGGGTTGCTATTAGCGCTGCATCTATCTGCA